GTAGCCGTCTTGGCTAAAAAAACGCCCTGTGACTTATTGCCTTTAGATACGTTACAGCGCTTGCAACAGGCTACCGCGTTATCAAAGCTAAGTACTAGCTCTGGGGCTTTACTAACAGGTATAACGTGGTCTACTTGGTCTGCATCTGCCCCACAGTAATAACAGGTGTAGCTATCTCTAGCTAAGACTTGGTTTCTGAACTTATACCTATAAGCCCTGTTTAATCTAGGGTCACCGCGTTTAGCCATTAGTACCAACCCCGTTTCTTATGATGAGCTAAGGCTTTACACGCACTACCTTTATAGCGCTTGTCTATGTATCTTAGGCCTAAGTCTATCTGTTTATAAGGGTTTGTTTCTTTCATCTTTAATAGCTGTGGTATGCCATAAGCTGTAGAGTTTGGGTTTTTAGCTTTAGGCCGCCAATTACTTTCTTTAGTCCACAGCTTCTCAATACACTTAAACTCTTTATATGAGCCTATTTTTATATGAGCATATATTTTATAAGCATCTATAGCGTTTATATCAGCCTTTACGGGTAAGGTCTGTAAAGATAGCAAGCCTAATACTAGGCATAACTGTAGCCCTAGCTGTCGCAGCGTTCGCAAGCTAGCGCCCTTCGGGGCTTGCGTTCCGCGCAGACAGCGTACCCGATAAGTCAAGCATTTAGTTAAATTGTGGATAACTTGAGCAGGGCTCGGGCGTGTTGTCCACAGGTTTTTTGCCCCTGTGGATAACTTAATTGCGTACCTGCCGGGCTTTATCCACATCTACCAACGTTATATCTAGTAGCCCACAGCGTGTGCATTGTAAGCATTTTACGTTTGGCGGCAGGTGGTCAGATACTACGCGCTCTAGCTGTAGCGTTACGGTTTTGCATTGGCGGCAGTTAGCCTCAATATAAAGCATAGTTTTTAGCACCTTTCTAACCTATGATAACTGGCTTAAAGCAGCCGGGGTTATAATTTTTTCTTTCTATAATTACCTTTAATTTAGTTCTTTCTGTACCCTCTTCACCTGGCTTTTTATACAAAAATGGCTCTAAATCAAGTAATGCAGGTATAGGCAGCATTAATAAACCGTCTGTAAATCTAAAACAAACCCGGTGATACGCTGTAGGTAAATCTTTGAAAATAGGCATAACACTTAGCATTTGTATTTTAGAATAGTCAAACAACACCGGGTCGCTACTCGGTTGATTTAGCCAGCGTAGCTCTAAATCACCTATGTAATTAGACCGCCCGCCTAAATCCCGTTCGTTTATGTGGTAATCACTTACATAAAACGCGGGGGTTGGTGTAAGTACCCACGGGTAACAAGTAATTAAATAATTGGCTAATAATTGTTCGTGTTTTGTACTTGTGTAACCGCCCTTAATTGGTATCACGGGCAGCCCTTTCAGTATCACTTAATAGCTCATCTGGTACAGGCTCACGCTCTGCTATTGGGTCTAAGTTACGCCCGGCCTCTAATAAAACCTCTGCGTGGTCATCTGGCCTTAGCCATTTATCGCCATACTGCCTTAGCCATACAGGCTCACATTGATTAGTTTTTACCTTGTCGGGGCATAAATAGCCTTTGTATGGTTTATTAGTTTTATTTGACGTGCCCTCAATTAGCACTCTATGCCCGTGTTTACATATTGGCGGCTCTGGCATTGGCTCAGCGCCTAGTTTGGCTTTTAGAGCGCTTATTGACTCAGCCGCGGTAGGTACTGCACCGCCTGCCCCGCGTGTCTGTAATGGCGCTTGTATGGCCTCTACCTTCTCCATATCTTGTCTTGTAGGCCTGCCAGCACCGCCCGGCGTTAGTAAGCCAATAACACGCCCATAAGCAGAGGTTACGCAGTTTTCCACCCAAAAATTAGCATTTACGCCGCGGTCTGACCTAACCTCTAGCGCATAATCTACAGCGCTTGGTTTTTCATCTTCATAGTTTTTATAAGCCTCAGCTCTAATTAGGATATAACCATTTTTTAGGTCTATGTCCTCTATGTAGGCTACAAGCCGTAACCCGGGAAACTCTGCGCGCGCTCTTTTAATACGCGCGTTTACATCTTCGTAACCGTCTAAAAAGCTCATTTAGTTACCTCTTTTAAGGCCTTAGCTATATTGCGCCCTCTTAGGTAACCGTCGCCGTGGCCCTCACGGTATCCCGTCCTATAGGCAGCTAACATAAATAAGCCTACTATTAGTACGGTTAAAGTAATTACTGCTATATCAGCTAACATATTTCACCCTTTGTTAAGGCTGATAAAACTACTACACTAAGTAGCCCTCTCAGCGTGTAGTAAAAGTATGACCTATACCTAAGACATATTGCTAGCTTTCTAGCGGCGTGTCTTTCTTTGTGTCTTTATCAGCCTTAGATTTAAGCCCATTACCAGCAAGTACCCCGCCTAGAGCGCCTGTTAAAAATATAGCTAGGGTCTGTAACAGCTGTATAAAGTCTCTATCATTTGGCGCTTGCTGGCCTATTGGCTGTGTTACAAATACTAGGGCATATACCGCGCCTGTAGTTATAGTTAAAAAGGTTACAGCTAACACCGCGCCTATAAAAAAGATTAGCCGGGCGTGTATGTCCTCGGGGGCTAATTTTGTACGTTGTTTACTCATTAGGGTTAATTAAGTCCTTTGTACATACGCCCGTTGCTCTGCATTGAGGCGGGTTACACTCTGGCTTTTCCCAGTTTTCATAGTTTTGGCACGGATACCTTACCCAGCCGTTATAGCCACACCCTGCTAAGAGCATTGTAAGTACCAGAGCCCCTAGCAGGGCTCGCACTACTTAGCGCCTACGCCGTATTGCTTTTCGTTGGGCTGTACTGCCTTTACTAACGGCCCAATTAACCCGGCGATAAAAGCGTTAGCCAATACTTTAGGGTCTGTAATACCAGACATATAAAGAGCTGCAACGCTTGCTAGCGCGGCGCGCCCATAGCTGTATAACGCTGCCTCTATTTGTTTTTTATTCATTTGTCTATCCTAAATGCCCCTTAGTTTATTTGGGTAAGTACCCCTACGGTATGAGTACCGCTAGCGGCAACGGCGTATAACGCTTCGTGGTCGCCTACGGGTACAGTTAGTTTATCGCCATTATCTAATTTATAGCCATTACTTGTAGTTACGTTTGGGCCGCCTAAATAAATAGCTCCACCGCCTAGATTATGTAAATTAGCTGTTTGGTCAAAATCTGATTTAGGCACTATTACTACAGCCGTAGTACCTACCACTACTTGCGCGCTAGTCGGCATTTGTTACCCCTAACTTTGAGATTATCTTAGCGGCTTTTTTAGCATTTACACTTACCTCAAAGTGCATTTCATCTTTGCGGTTTCGGTAATCCCCGCCCCACGTTAGGCCATACTTTTTAGCTAAGGCCCTAATCATTGGCACTTTATCGGCTGGAAACGTACCTACAGCTGCTAGCGGGTGTTTAGTCGCGTTTAGGTCTATAGCTGTACCGCTGCTATGGCAGCTTAGGCGGTCTGTGCTGCCGCGCACCATACGGAAAGCATAGCCCCAGTCATCTAGGCCGCCTTCATCTATTGGCTCTATGAGCGCGTGGAACTCAGAGGCAAAACCTACTAATAACGGTGCTACAGCCTCAGCACATCTTAGTTTAATTTTAGTGCCCGGCACGGGGTAACTCTTTATACCTATCTCTGCCGGGTCTTTGCTGGCAGGCCAGCCGTTATAACTTATTAAAGTCATAGTTTATTTTAGCACTTTCCCCTCAAGATTATGCTAGGAAAGTAGCGTTTCTGCTTCAACCTCGGTAATACCAAGTTTTTGCAAAATCGCTTTCTTTTTATTAATGGCTTCTTGTTCTGCTTGTATGCGATTTGCATAACTATTTTGGCCAATAGCATATTCTGCCAATTCATCAGCGTTCATTTCCCGCACAATTTCTTCACCAGTTGCTGCGTTTTTTATACTTATCATTTTAGTCATTATGATTTCGCCAATCCATATACTCTAATTATGCCATCAATGTTTGTTGATGCGCTCTTAAATAATATGCCTGTGTAAGTCCTACTGGTATCTACAGTGCCACCAAAAAAACGCGCTATTGCTTGTGTTGAATCTGTGTATTGGCCTGTCCAAGATGGAATTCCAGAAGCACCCACTCTAGAAATTATCATAAAGCCGCTTGAGTCCTCATTTGAGGTGCTTCCTGTTTCAGTTCCGATAGTAAATTGATTAGCGTTATTATTTTGTATATTGGTAAAGGTTGATTGGTTATAGACTCCTCCACCCGATGCGCCATAATAACCTGCGGTTTGTGTCGTAGGCCCAGCGTATCTCAATTGAAATTGAATATCATCTGTTGCTGTAGCCGCTCCTAATTGTTCAATTACAATTAAATACGCGTTATAGGTTGAAGTAAAGCAATTATCTATAGTTGCTGAAGCAACATTAGTAAAAGTTGAACTGGTAATAAAGGTCAATGCACCACCACCACCAGCAGGCGTTGCAAACTTTAATCCTGTTGCCTCTGATGAGTCAGCTGTTAAAACTTGTCCGTTTGTGCCTACTGCTAGGCGGCTAAAAGTATCTGCACCCGTGCCTACTACTAGGTCACCTTTAGCATCTATTGCAGTAGCCATAGAGTTAGTAATAGTTACTGTACCGCTAGTGCCACCGCCGCTAATACCTGTACCAGCTGTAACACCCTCTATATCACCTGTTGCACCGCTAGCTACCCAAGCGCTACCAGAGTAATACCACAAGCTGTTGGTATCTTTAGTAAATGCAAACTGACCTTCTTGCGGTGAAGTAATTGCGCTGTTACGCGCTGCCTCTGTAGCAAAAACTAATACACCTTGCATTAAATAGCCGTTTACGTCGGCGGCTGTTAAAACCTCACCTGTGGTAAAAGTCTTAAATCCTAAGCCCGCTGCCATTGTTCCCCCTAATAGGCCAATACGCCGGTGTCTAGCACCCCGTATAGGCTTGAGTCTAGTATAAAGCCGTCTATTATCGGCTCTAGTGTGGTTAGTGTCGTTTTCCAGCTGTTAGGCGTAATTGCCATAGCTACGCCAAACACCTGTAAAGTCTTAGTTAAAG